ATGAGCAACGTGATGCGGAAAAGAAATGCACGGTAATAGAAAACCTCTATAAGACCATTGCCCAGGCAATCGGCAGGGGTGTGTTTGAGTGCTTTACGACCATCAAGGGATATTTCGGCATTCGCTCGGATGATGGCCTGAGCCTCGGAGACAGCGAGTCCTCCAATGTGGAGCGGGTAAAGGAAGTGCTGGTGAATACCACGATTGATGATTCCGGTTACCTGAACTTCGCCACAGATGACAACCTGGATCTGATGTTTGATACAGACGAGGAAGGCCGGATCGTTGTGGAATACGGTGAACACACCGATGAAGACCCAAGGGACACCTGAGTCCCGGAAAGGAGCTATGAATGGCAGAATACACCGGCGGCCGGATTGTGCCGACCCATGGCGGGGTATGGAATAAGACCAGGGAATATGAAGAGCTGACCATCGTCCTAAACGAGGCGACCGGCGACAGCTATATTTCCAAGCGTCCCGTCCCCGCCGGAACAGAAATCTATGAGAAACACTACTGGGTGCTCTATTCCCAGTACAACGAGCAAATCACCAGGGCGGAAGATCACCTGGACGATACGGCAAGAGCGATCCGTGCTGAGATGACTGCACAAGCGCAGCAGGTGAACGAGCGGATGGCGCTGGCAGAGGAGAACGTCGATGATAGAGCGACAGCGGCAGAGGAGTTGGCCGACACAAGAGCAACGGAAGCGGAGAACCTTTCCAATCAGAATAAGACGGCACTTGAGGCGCGGATGAATACGATTGAGGCCAGACAGGACGCAAACGTCCGGGCTTCTACTGATGCATCCGCTGATTATGCTGCAGAGGTTGTGGATGCTAGAGTCTCGGGCTCGGATACGGTTTATCCTTCTCTGAATGCACACATTCAAGCTATTGAAGATGGAACAGAGATCAGCAAAGTAAAGGCAAGCGCTGTAAAGGGCCTGAACGTGTCGATAGCGAGACTCTGGGAAAATGCAGACAGGACTTTTAAAGAGCGGTTTGATTATAGCTATGATGATGAAACGGACTCGCTGACTCTTATCTGCAAAGAATCCAATTCGGCAGATATGATCCTATATGCGAGCATGATCAGCCCCAAAGAATACGCGGAACTGTACCGAACAGATCGACAGTTGTACGTTTGCTTCAATACAAAGAATGTTGTGACAGAGAGGGGAACATTCAAGCTGGGTGTATGGCTTTGTAAATGCAACGATCCAGATTCGCCCAGGTTTCAAGGGATCGTAGGGTCATTGCTGCACCATACATTTCCAGAGGGTGATGCAGAGATAGAGGATTTGGTTGCGGTGCGCAAGCCTTCCCTAGCATTAACGTATGATGAAGGGACTCACTGCTATACACGGGATGGCATTCCGGTTTCTATTTTGACGCTCATCGTTGCAAATAGCGCGAATGAAGGCGAGCAGATGACAGTTTCAGGTTTGGGGAACATCTTTCCTGGTATGGGAAACACTCAGGCGACCGATTCGCTTATGCAGAACATGCTTTATGGCGAACATCTGGAACTTCAGAAGAAAGTAGATCGCTTTGTAGGCACGGTAAACGAGAAGCTGGATACAACAATAGCGAGTATCCGGGATTCAGACTATTACGATTATGACATTCTTCCGTTTGTGAATCCCGGCAAGTTTGCCTTTTCTGATTCGATCGGTGAGGAAGTGACAGATGAATACGGAGACCAAACCTGGACAGTGGAGTACGTCAACAATGCACCGATGTATTTTATTTCGCTTACAGATATTGCGCAGGAAGATGTGGACGAGGTTATTGTGGAGGTAACTGCGAGAACACTGGTACCAGGTGCTCAACTTCGGACACAGGTGTTCAACCTCAGCTGTGGGTACGATCACAGCGCAGGAGATTATCTTCATCGCCTCACTGCGGATTACAGGAAGTACCAGTTTCGCCAGAGACGCATAGGGTCCGGAAATACAGTTGTTGGTATCGGGCCGAATCCTGTTGTGGGCAATAAGATTCAATTCAAAGACGCAAGAGTATTCATTCCTCATGAGATGAAGAAGCAGATCCCGGTTCGTTTGAAAGAATTCCACGGGTATCTTGGGGATGTGGATTTCACGAAGATGGAGTCAGAGAATATCGAGGACAGCATCATGATAGGAACAGACGATTATGCCAGACAAGACGGGCTGTACCTCGAAAGTGTAGACGTTTTCTTTGCAGAATCCAACTGGCAGAGGGCTTTCTATGTTGGCTGTATCGACCAGTATGGTTTATTCCAGGAAGTCAGCAGCTTTATGCTGGGTGGAGCCAGAGGGGCAAACCACATCAAAACGGAGCGTCTTCAGATCAAGGTGCCAGCCGGGTATGGTATCTTCATGAAAACCAACAAGAATATGCCGCTTTTCAGAAGTGATTACACTTATGGCTTCAAGAACCTGGTGAGCCGGGAATCCGTGGTGATCGATGAAAACGGCTATAGCGGTAATCCTCTCTGCGAGACAGAATGGATGGTACCTTTCCGCTATACGCTGACGGAGAAGCCACTGGGTATGAGGCTGGATGAAATGGAAGAGGGAATTGAATCCAGGAAGAACGAAATCTCTGCGATTGATTCCCGCGTCACAGTCCTTGAAACGGGTGACTCAGACGGCAAAATTGATATACTTCCCATCTATGATCCGGCGGGTGTGAAGTATCACATAACTGTAGACGAAAACGGACAGTTGCATCCAATCCGCAGTATTCCGAATAAAGTGCTGTGTATCGGTAATAGCCTGTTGTTTGGGTTTGGGGAATTTGGCATGGCGGCGACAGATATCGACCATGATTATTTTCATTATCTGAAGGTGTTCCTTGAAGGGAAAAATCCGGAAGTGACCTTTACAAAGGCTTATGGCAGCACTTGGGAGGCCTGCACAACAAGTGCAGATAGGCAGGATTGGATTGATACGACTCTTGAAAGCAGTACGGATGGGACAGAGGACCTTATTACCATTCAGCTTTCAGACAACGTGAACACGGCGGAGAAGAGAGCAAC